ACCCGTAGCGTCAATCTTTACGTAGAAGGTCTTGGCAGTTGTAGTACCCTCATAGTGACCTGTAAGGGTAGCATCATCTAGACCTGTACCAGTAAAGCTAGTGTTAGCATCACCAATAGTGTCACCTGAGTTGAAGTAGTTGAAAGCACCAGCAAGAGAGATATTCTCACTGTTAGCAATAGTCTGTGTACCAAGTACAGTAAGGTCACCATCAATAGTTACGTTACTATCGAAGTGAGCATTATCTGTAACACGCAGTGTCTCAAAGGCGTGTGTCTCTACATACACATAGATACAACCACCAGAAGCAGAGCTAATCAGGCAGATACCAACGTCAGTAGCAAAGTAAGGGTAGCTTGGTGCGGCAGTCTGTGTACCACCAGAAGCACCTACTGCAACGTGTACTCTATCACCTACAGTAAGGTGTGATGTATCTACGTCAGCAATCAAACCACGTACTGTAACGTAGCCTACAGTATTGTTCTCAATGTCGTGAGTAGCTATACCTACAGCCTGTGAAGCCGCATAGGTGCTATCTGCACGAGCTACAGCAATAGTAGGGGTACTTGCATCCTCACCTGTAAGGTAGACAGGTGTACCGTTAGTGATGGTAGCACCAGAGTTGTTACGTACACGGATGTACTCTTCCTGCCCTACCTGGAGGGTAATGTCAGCCTCATCGTTGTACACAGCAAGTGCACCGAAAGCCTCATCATAGAAGAGACGCCCTTCCGCATAGGCTGGCTTGTTAGCTGTAGTAGTCTTAAGGTCAATGTGTGTCTCAACCTCAATGCTCTCAGCAACGTCTAGAGAGCCTGCTACAGTAACATCATCTGACGCAGTAAGGACACCTGTTACAGTACCCGCACCAGTGACAGTCAGATCACCTGCTACACTAAGGTCGTCTGGTAGTTCGACACTCTCGTCAGCCTGCTTTACAACAGCCTTCTCAGCAGGGTAGGTAAGGAAGACATCTTTAGTACCAGCAGAGAAGTCTACAGCACTGCCTGAGTTGCTGCTCTCTAGGATTGTAGTACGAACAATGTCTCCACTCGTAAATGTACCAACGCCTACTTCCCACTCAGCTGCGTTCCTGTGAGAGACAGCATAGAATGTAGTATCACCATCTGAAAGAGCAGTAGCAAAGGTCTGGAACCCCGTTACAGCGCCATCAAGGGTGACAGCACCCGTACCTGTTACTGTAGTGGTTTCTTTTACTCTATCTTTGAGAACCAGAGCCATGCTTATTACCCCTTATTAGGCGATGCGTACAATAGCGTTAGAAGCATCAGCAGCTGGAAGCTGGATTGTGAAGTCACCGTTAGTAGATGTTTTAGGACCACCAAAGTCAATCACTGCAATAGCAGCATTAGAACGTGATGCGTTATAGATGATACAGCCATCAGCTGATACTGTAGCAGATGCCCATGTAGTGTCTGCGAAGTCCACGATAGCAGTAGAGCCATCAAGTGAGATTACAGCGCTGCTAAGTGTGTTACCACCAGCGATATAGTTTGTACCTACAGCTTCGTCAGTGTTAACTGTAACGTTGCTATAGTTTGTAGTTGCTGCACCATAGGTACCTGTATGAGATTCCTTGATCAGCGCAATACGAATAGAGTCTGTATCCAAGTCATGAACACCCCCAAGAAGCTCTTCTTTGAAGCTGTTGCACATTGCAGTAGTAATAGCCATCTTGAGATGTCCTTTCAAATAAGCACAAAGGGGCCAGCACGAAGCCAGCCCCTAAGTTACTAAGATTAAGCAGCGTTGAAGCGTGCTGTTACGAGTGCTTCTGGGCGCAGAATCTTGCGACCGTAGAGGTGCATACCACGGCAGATGTCAGCAAAGCTGTCTGGGTCACGGTATGTTTCTACTTTCGACAGCTGCTCAGCAGTTGCTACAGCGGAGTCGTGGCCAGCTACGATAACACCGTAGTTGTCAGCTTGTGCTGTTGCACCTGATGTACCAGCGCCTGTACCTACGGATGGCAGGTTGTTGGACTGGTATACACGGAAGCCGTGGATGTTTGCAGCAAGCAAGCCGTTCATGAGGCCAGCACCACCGAAGTCTGCGTTCAGAAGACGTGAATCTTCGTCTTTCAGCATTTCGATAAACACTGGGTCCAGAACGATCCAGCGACCACGTGTGTCTACGTTCTGCTCGTCCATCTTACGTGACATACGTGCGAGGACCTGCAAAGGTGTTGCAGTAGAAGTAGAAACAGCAGTTGCGCCTGTCAAACGTGGAGCAAGTGGGATAGAATCACCAGCAGTAGCTACAGTTGTGATGTTACCGAAAGAGGTAATGTCCAACTTGTTGCCAGCCAAGAGTTCGTCTGTGCCTGCGGCTGCGTCAGCTACAGTACCGTTAACAGTTGTGTTAACAGCGTTTGCAGTTGTGTAACCTGAGAGGTACTTAAGAACGTCTTCGTCCATTGCGTCAGCCATGCGGTATGCTGCACGGTCTGTAGACAAACGCATGAAGTCGATGTGGCTGTGTGCTTCTTCGATGTCGTCCAGTTTGAACGCAAAGTAGTTAGCTTTGTCGATTGTCAGCTGGAAGTCAGCGTCAACAAGGTCCTGAGTTGATACAGCTGTACCACGCTCAAGTGAGTTGACTGTGATTTCTGGCTCTTTCATGATACGAACAGAGTCGCCCTGAGCAGAAATCTCACCGAAGTAATCGTTGTTGGTGATTGCGTTTACGATAGCAGACTTGCGGAATGCAAGTTGTGCTTGTTTAGAAAAAATCTCTGGTGAGAAGTTTCCGTTGTTCAGGTTGGTATAACCTGATGCTTTTGCGAATGCCATTTTGATTCTCCTATAGATATGACATGTAGTTCTAGGGTTAGGGGTAAAACATCATATCCACATAAGAGGCCAAGCTATTTCGAGGGTAACAACACAAGAAGGATTGCGGTCCTAAATGCGCTGGGCCTGTACTCTGTTGGGTAGTTCTTTTAGTGGCTAGTGTCCTAAGTGAGAACAAAGAGGCCGCTAAACCTCTTGTGCTGTTCTCTAAGTAGACATGTACAACATAAGTTGCATCCTATACCGTACATGCCTATAGTTTTATCTACTGCGACGAAACTGTCAATGCCTATTTGGACATATCGTAGATAAACTTACCAGAACGCATGGCGTTCATGATCTCTTCTTGTCTGTCCTCATACTCTTTGAGAGACATCTTGTTAACCATTGACTCACTAAGCATCTGGCTAGACTCTTCTGCATCAACTACAGTACGAGCACCACGTGCCTTAACGGAGGCAGCTGCACCCTTGTCAGCCGTAGCCTTCTTAGGAGTCTTGATATTGTTGTCAGCCTTATACAGGTCTAGCACACGAGAGACTGCTTTTACGTCATGCTCGTCGTCATACAATGCACTCTGAATAACCTTAGGTTGCTTTTCAGCCCACTCATGGAATGCATCATCGTTACGAATATCAGTGAAGTCAGGGTGTAGCTTGATTAGCTCAGCCTCGGCCTTGTCACGCTTGGCTTCGGTACGCATCTCTTCAATCTCTTTGAGACGTGCATCAAGGTCAGTAGTACGTTCTGTAGCCTTCTGATCAGCAATAGCCTCTACGATACCAGCTACGTCAGGATACTGTTTAGCCCAAGCGTCGATCTCTTCCGCAGTCTTAGGAAGTACAAGCTCGTTCTTTGTAGCCTTATCCAGCTGTGCCTCTAGCTTTTCTAGGCGCTCCTGCCACTTCTGCTCTTTCTCCTGAGCATGACGGCGTAGATCACCGTAGCGCTTCTTGAAGCTCTTCTCTTCTGCAGATAGTTCCTCTTCTTCTTGAGGCTCTACTTCTTTAGCTTCTGAGGCTTTACGCTCTTCTTTCGGAGCTTCTTCTGCGGCTTCTTGCTGTACACTGTCTTCGCTGTCGGGCTCTTCTGTACCATCGTCACCTTTCAAGAGCGCTTCTAGCTCTTTCTCTGCTTCTTTGATCTTCTGCTCGTTACGCTTGTGAACTGCACTGTACATTGTTTGGTCTGTTAGGTCTGACATTTTTTATCCTTATATGGGGCCAGCATTATTGCTGGGTAGCCTTTGTCATGGTTAGTGTTGAAGTTTACTTGTCGTCGTCATCCTTGTCGGCTCGTGATTGCCCTGGGCCACCACCGTCGAACATGTCCTTGATACTCGTGTAGCCACCCGTCACCTTCTCGAATGTAGAAGGGCCTGAGGAGTCATTACTGTCACCGCCGCTAGAGGGGCTTCCGCCATTGCCACCGCCAGTTGAAGGTATACTCTTACCACCACTAGCTGACTGACCTGGGCCACCACCGTCAAACATATCAGCCAAGCTGGTGTAGCCGCCTGTTAGTTTAGACATGAGGTTAGTGCTAGGATCACGCTCACCTTTGCCTCCACCGTCAAGCATATCGGTTACACTATCGTACCCAGTCACACCCTGGAATAGCTCACTGGCCTTACCGTCGTTGTTCTTTTCGTAAGTCTCAATACCTGTGTTTAGTACACTGGTGCTCTCAGGAGTAATGGTATCGTCCTCTAGGCGACGGCGAGCCTCATCAAGCATGTAGTTACCCTGCATGTTGTGAACGAGACTTGTACCTATGCCTGCAAGAGGATTAAGAACGCTCACTACGCCTCTACCTACTTTACCTGCTCTACCCTCGCCATACCCGCTAAGCGCCTCTGAGAGTTCTGCATCTGTCATGTCAGCTACACGAGTACGTTGTTCACGCTCCTCTGTGCCATCATCTGTAGGAACAGGAGTGTAGTTGTTTTCAGAACTGCTATCAGAAGTAGTACGAACCTCAGGCTGTTCAGCAGGAGTACCCTCGGTAGCACCTACTTCTTCGTAGCCTGGTGGAATGTAAGACACAGGTTTACCGTTCACAAAGCGAACAGTCATAGTCATGCCTTCGGCGTTCTTGAATGTGCGATACTCCTCAGCATCACCTGCGCTGGGCGGAGTGAAACCTGTTAGGAAATCAGGCCGTTCCATAGCAGTAACAACACCGCCTTCGTCGTAGCCTTTTACGTAGCCACCGCCATACATACCCATGTCATCATCAGCTACCTCAGTAACTTGTAGTTCACGAATATCAAAGGGTAGCTCTTCTTCTGCCATATCAGGGCCATCTACAGGCTCACCACCAATGCGACCATTAGAGTCCATCTCTTGTAGGCCCATCTTAGCTTGTGTGCGTAGGTCCTCAAAGAACTTCATACCGTAGTAGCGCAATACATCAGCAGGAACTACATACTCACCTTCGCTAAGCATAGCAGGTACATCATCACGTACTTCTTCTGGCATAGCGCCAGGAGGTACTTCGTTACCGCTTACAGGGTCAGTCTCCGCTCTGACAGACTTGAATACTGCCTCTGTTTGCTTATCTTGGTCCATTAACTTTATCCCTCATGTATTTTAGCTTGCGTAGCACAGCAATAGCGCCCTGCGATCTGTGTACGTCTGTAACGTCAGTCACACGTTCCATGATCTTATGTTGGTCAGCGATACACTCATCGTAGTACTCGACAAGTGCATCCCATGACTCTTTATCGTTGACGATCTTCTTAAGCGACATTACCGCTGAAACCTTGTTCACCTGGGGCTGGAGCCATGCCTACACCCGTTTGACCACCGCCACCACCAGAGGTATCAGCTACCTGTGCTCCAGCTGGACCTGCTTCTGCTTGACCCTGTGGTGCTGGTACACCCTCAGGTCCCATAGGAGGTTGTGCTGGTTGTTGGAAGCCCTTGAGAATCTCTGCTTGGATAGCCGCATCCTGCATAGAGTTAGTAACCTTATCGGGGTCAAGGTCCATGCTCTTAGCAATCTCACGGATAATGTAGTCCATTTTAGCGAAAGGCGCAAGTGTTGGGTTCTGTGCAACTTGTAGGAACTGCATGAGGCGCTGGGAGCGGACCTCGTTAGCCATCAAGCTTTCTGTACCTGCAGCCTTAACTTCCAAGTCACCACGAATAGTCTCATCGAAGTCGAACTGCATGTTGAATGCAAAGAAAGCACGACCAAGTGGGCTAATCAGGTAGTCGTCTAGGTTCTTAACCACTGTACGAATGCTACCGTTAGCAGCAGACATAAGCATAGAAATGCCACTAGCTGTACGACCAACCCCAGAAACGCCAGTTTGACCATGAGCGAAAGAAGGGAATCCAGTAGACTCATCAGCTAAAACCCTAGCCTTATCAAAGAGTTGCATGTTTTCTTGTGCGACATTTGGGAACTTGGTGCCGAAGATGGCTTGACCAGGCGCACCCCCCTGTCTGCGGAATACCTTACCTGGGTAGACTGACATATCTTGGCCAGGAACCAAGTTAGTCTCATCTACTTCAATGATAAGGTTACCAGAGAGTGCAGCATTGTCAATAGCCATACGCATGAAGCCGTTCATCAAGGTCTGCGTATCATCCATGTTCTCAGCAATACCAATACCAAAGAAGCTGTATGGGTTATGCTCGTAAGGCACTGCGTAGTAAGGAATACGTGTAGGCTTGAATGGGTTCAGTACAAAGCGGATTACTTCACCGTTACATACCCAGATGTTACAGTTTAGTTCGTCCATGTCCTTGTATTCACGAGGAATAGAGACGCCATTCTCTTCGAGGTGTTCTACATCTACGTAACCCCAGAACTCCAGTACTTCCCAACGCTCTGAGTCAGGCTGAGACTCATCGTCAATCATCGCCAGTTCCCAGTACTTCTGTACGTAGTCTGCACCCTTAGTGATTGCCTCTTGGATAGCATCCTTCATGAAGTAGGGACGCTGACGCAATGCACGGAGTTGTGTACGAGACATCTTGTGGCGTTGTACTGTATACTCTGCGTCTTCCATGCTAGAAGCCTCAGGGTCAGGGTAGAAGTCCCATACAGATACGTGGCTTACCTCAGGTACTGTCTTGATGAGAGGGTCATACTCGCCTTCGTCATTCCAGTTAGGGTACTCTTTATCTACAGCAAAGGGGCCTTTCATGACGCCTGTACCCAATAGGGCTTGCTCGAATGCCAAAGAGCGTAGATGTACAGAAGCGCCAGACTCGTTAAGCTGGTCGTGAATCTTCTTTTCCATCTTCTTAGCAGCCACCATAGCAGGGTGGAATGTTACAGAAGTAGGACCAGTGCCGTCACCCTCAATAATCTTGTCAGATACAGGTGCAAGTTTGTCTGCTAGTGGACCAAGACGCTTAGCTAAGTCAGCCATGGTCTCACCAGGCTCTAGCTTCGTGTCAGGGCCGATAAGGAATGGCTTGGAGGGTTCAGTACCAAAGGCCTCTCTGAGGCCCTCTACGCCCTGCTCAGCGGCTGGGTCGATGTTGATGTGTACTGAGTCAGCTACGCCATCAGGAAGGACACTAGGATCGACGCTGAGAGGGAACTTGTTGTTGCCAAACATAACGTCAATGATCTGACCGTATGCCGCCAGTGTCTTAGTCTTGGTAACCTTTACGAATACACGAGACTTTTCTGTGTCGGTGAACTGTACGTCTGAGCCGTAGATACCACGGTAGTTGCGGTAAGCACGTAGCCAACGCTCTTCGTCACCACGTCTTGCATCCTCAGAACGCCCAAAGCGCTCCTCTACGAAAGCAACTACGTTAGGTTTGGAGTCAAAGATACTCTCAGAGCCATCCTCGGCTGCGGTAGCTTCATCTGTCTCAAATGAGAGTTCATCTATGTCTGCCATTGTAAAGGTCCTTAATAGCCGAATCTTGTATCTGCGGCTTGGAAGCCACTGCGCTGTTTAGAGGGGTCATAGTCCCATAGGGAACTTCTTGGTCGTGTCATGATACCATAACGTAAAGCATCGTAAAGGTGATCCTCTGCGTGTGTGTCTACGTCCTCTGGGTTTCTCTTATCTAGAGGAATAGACGGTAGCTGAGCGATAGTGTTAGTGCACGACTCCATGAACACTAAGCGGGGTTCATCTGTAAACTCATCTACCTGTAGCCTGCGGTGGATTTCGTTCTTACCTGCTACACGTGAGCCTCTAGAGCGGTCTGATGGACGCCAGCGGCAACCCTTCATGTTCATCTGCTCAGCAAGGCTAGGCCCAGTGTCACCACGGTTGTGCCAGAGTGAGGAGTCAAGCACCCCGTAGCGGATTGTACCATCAGCTGACTCAGCATCTAAGATCATGTCAGCGAGGTCTGTAGCTGTAACCTTCGAGCAATACATCTCACGGTAGACTACAAGTTGTTCTGATGGGGTTACAGCAAACCAGAGTACCCCAGTGTAAGAGCCATAACCATAGTCACATGCACGGAACTTAGTCCAACTAGCAGGTATCTTGTAGTCTGCTACAACGTGCTTAGTACGGTTAAACTCAGGGAAGGCTGCACCCTCGTTAACATCCCAGTTACCTTCTAGCAGCTGCTTACGCTGGTGCTCAGGTAGTGAGAGGAGCATTGCTTCGTAGTCGCCACTCTCAGCAAGGTAAGGGTTGTCAAACAAACTAGCGGGGATAAACCTACGCTTGAATAGAGGTTGACCTTCTTTACTGTGACCACGAGGAAACTTGATAGTCTCACCCGTCTCAATGTTAGTAGCCCAGAAAGACTTATTGGAGGGCGCTGGGTCAATGAATGTCTTCTTAACCCAAGCATGACCTGAACCACCAGGGTTGGTCGTAGCTCTCATATACAAGCCTAAGTCCTTAGCGTGGGCACTACGTAGACGTGAACGCATGTAGTCCCATGCATAAGGCGATGACCACTGTGTAAGTTCGTCAAAGCCTAACCAGTTAAAAGCCTGACCTTGGTAGCGTGTAACGTCTGTGTCCTTATCCAAGTAGGACATCCAGAGTCTACCACCTTGGGGTGTAGTCCACTGTGACTTACGCTCTGACCACTTGATCCCAGGTACCGCTTTAGGGTATAGCTCCTGGCTCTTCTGGATAAGTTCACGAAGTTCTTCGGTAGTGTGACGTACAAGCAACCCAGAGAAGTTAGGATTGTTTAACCCGTGTAGAGGGTCGGCTAACATGGCGTAGCTCTTACCCCCACCAGCTGAGCCCCCATAAAGTACTTCACGTTCTGATGCAGAAAGGAAGTCTGACTGCGGACCAGGGTTAGGCTTGAATACTACGTCCTGTGCGGCCTCAATATCGTAGGGCTCTGCCTTAGGTGTAGCAGGAACGGGGGTAGGCTTACTCTTCGGGGTCTCGGAGGGTGTAGTAGCCTGTGTTTTGCTTTTCGAGCTTTTCGATTTGCGCAAGGGTTTCTTCGAGCCTTTCGGCAAGCTTGCGTTTAATAGAAGCTGCTTTCTTACGTCGTCGCTCAATGTCTACTCTTTTCTTTAGGCCCATAGCAGTGATGCTCTTGCCTGTCTGGGTAGTTAACCAAGCAGCTACCTCACGGTAACTATACTGTTTCAAGTGTTTCTTAGCTAGCTCTAAAGCCTCTAGCTGATCTGGGATAGGCAACAGTAGGTGCTCATTCTCCTCAGACTGCACGTAACCCCATGGAACCTGACGCATAGTAACCCGTACAATAGGGTGCCACTCTTTGTCTTGGCCCTTAGGAGGTTTAGGCAGTTGCCAGTATCCTAAGTCTCTCTTGTAGTCTTCTTTTGGCACTACTACTCGTTTTTACCTTCTTTAGGTGGCAGATAGAAGATACCTCCACCAGAAGAGGAGACATCAACTTTATCTACTTTAGCAAGTCCTGCACGATCTAGCAAGTCTTTTGCTGCAGCCATCTTATCCTTGATGCCTAGTTCAGTAGGATCATATAAAGCGCCAACCATAGCCATAGCAGCCTTGGGCGCAGTACGAGCAAAGTAAGTGCGTGTCGCATCTGCGATTTCATCTTTTAGAGCCTCTACGATAAGTCGAGTAGGAGTATTCTCGCTGTAACCAGCAAGTTTCTTAGCAGCGACTACATCCCCGCCAGCCTCATCAAAGAGTACTTCTAGGAAGCGCTGTTGGTTTTCTGTTAGTGCACGTGCCATTATCTTTAGTCCTTACAATGGGTTGTCTACAAGTGAGTCGTAGGCTTTCCAGATGTCGTCAATCTCTGTCTCAAGAGTATCAAGAGTATCGTCTAAACTGTCTGTAACTGTGGTAGCTTTATCTACTTGGCTACGAAGATCAAGCAAAACCTTCTGTTGCTCTAGTATCTGTTGCATGTTTGTAGAGAGTTGTGCCAACTTAGTGTTCAAGCCACGCACATCGTTATCCTGGATAGCCTGCTCCAGCGTTTGAATACGAGAGGTAAGCGCTGCAGCCTTGCTATCAAAGGAGGCAGACTTCTCAACTACCTCAGCAATACCCGCCTCTACACCATAGAAACGCTGTAGGGTATCGTAAGACCACCACACACCGCCTGCAACGGAAGAAAGAACTGGAAGTGCGACAGCAACCATCCAGCCCTTAATGTTGTATCCACCTATGCTAAAACCTACGTCCATTACTGAGTTGGGTATCCGCCATATTCGTTGATGTATTCACCAGCAGCGTAAACGTCACTAGCACTCTTCATCTCAGGTGTAAGGTAACCTTGGAAACCTGTACCAAACCCTGAGTCATCCCACGCAATCACAAACTCATCAATAGACTGTGTATACGTGATAGCTGTGTAGCTACCTACCACAAAGTTACCCTGTGCAGCATAGCTGTCTACAGTAGCAGTAAGTTCGTCGTTGTTAGCGGCAGCCATGAAAGCACCAGCCTGTTGAGCAAACTCCTCTACAGCAGCTACTGCTTCATTGTACTCGTTAGTCTCAACTGCGTCTAGGCTGTATGCGTCAGTCTCAAGCATACCTTGTAGTGCTACTTGCTCTGGCTTAGTGTCTGCCTCAGCAGCAATACCAGCAACCTGTACAGCTGTCATGACAACAGAGGTAGCAGCTGTTAGCGTATCTACTGCAGTGCTCAAGCTATTCATCGCAGCTGCGTGTTCCTGCATGAAGAGTTGCTCTGCTGTCTGTGCTACAGCGTAGTCATGGTTAAGCACCATGTCTTTAGCACTAAGGTAGTTGTTTAGCTCTTCTGAGGTAATGATACCGTCTTGTAGGGCGTCATCCGTAATAACACCGCCAATAGCAGCGTACCCAACAGCACCAGTAGTAAGCGTCTGACCATCTCTGATCCTTGTCTGGATAGCACCAATAGATGCGATAAGAGCGTCAATCTTCTCTTGCCCCGTCAGTTCGTACTCGTTTGCGTTTGCTACTACGGAACTGGTCGCTAAGGCTAAGCTTAGGGCCGCTGTCTGCAACAACCTCTTCATCTGTGTAATCCTCTCCCACACCCAATAGGGTATCCCAAAAGTCTGTGTCTAGCTTGTACCCAACGATATAGAGCGCTGGGTTGTCCCTGTACTTACCAATAGCTGCCTTCCCCATAAGCAGCTTCCCTGTTCTACTATCCGTAATAGGGCAGGGAGTGTTGGCTAACATCATACTACGAAACACTGTAGGGTCTTGGCACAGAACGCTAATAGCTGAAACCTGTAGTCCTAACCCACCTACTTGCTGTGGTAACCCCAATATACGAGCATTCTTGCGCCTGTTGCAGTGTTCATCCTGTTGCATAGAACCAGAAGAAACACCTATAAGAGCAATCTGTATGCCTGTAGATGTAGGGATAAGGCATGAATCGTTGCCACCGCCACCCATTACAGTGGGAGCTATGGCTGACATCACAGGGGCAGCACTCCCAGCGCCTGTAGCATTGTAGTTGTTGGTTACAGTTTCATCTACGTTATTGCTATCAACAGTAGAATTGTCATAGCCGTTAGAGAAGTCACCCGTTACATCACCCGCTAGTACAGGTGTCAGCCAGAGTGTCAGAGTACTCAGGGTCCATACACAGAAGCTTAAGAGCCGCTTTCTCTTGTCCGATGCTGTAAAGAGTTTGTGCATTGAGGTTCCGCTGACACTTGGCATCACCCACTCTACAGGATGCCGTATATACTGTTGTATTTGTAGCACACCCTGTAGTTATACCTAGAATAGCCAAACTTGCAAGAAGTTTAGTACTCTTCGTAAATGCGCTGCTTAAGTTCACCACGGGTTATACCCATATCTTTTAACTGGCGGTCTGACATAGTGTTAAGAATGAAGTAGTCCGCACGGCGTTGTTGATGCTTGACGATAGCTTGGTGTAATCTCTTGAACATGATATATTCCTATGTGTGTGTTGTGCTGCACTGCAGCGATGCACATAGTTATACGTATGTATATACAGACTAGAACTGCTAAGACTGCATACCCGCTATGCGAGTGTATTACCTGCAAAAGTCTCAGTTACAGTAAGAATCGTGTCAAGGTGAGCTGCAGTATCAGGAGTCACTCTAATCTGATCCCCTGGATGTAGTACAATCTCAATATCAGCAAAGGTAACATACTCGTTTGCACCTAAGTTCTTACCCGTAAGAAAGTGAGACGTGTAGTTATCCTCTGCTATGTACCACTCAATCTCAATACCCGTGTTACCCGCAGTATTGATGATGTGAATGAAAGAAATCTCTGCTACACAGTTAGGCGGGCATGTGTAGACATTCTCTGTAGTAGTGCCAGTATTGTGACCCCATACAGAGCGCCTACGGGCAGGCCTACCTTGGTGTGTAAGGGCTACCATTAGTCGCCACTCTCAAGTGTATCAATGGGTTTCTTCTTAGCCTTAGCCTTGGGCTTTGGCTTAGGGGCAGGCACACCCTTAGCTGTAATCTCGTTGATACGAGGGTCTTTACACCAAGCCTGACCAAAGCGATCCTCACCAGCACAAGCATTACCCAAAGGGTCCGTTACAGTACCCTCAGCGTCGATTGTAAGTCCAAGCTTCTCTAGTTCAGCTTTCCATTGTGCATAGTATTTCATCTGTCTATTTACCTCTGTACTTTGCAGTCTTCTTAGCGATCTTCTTAGGTTGTGCTACGTGCTGTTTGCCAGCCTTAGTACCCTTACGCTTGGCACGGGTCGTAGCGGCGTATTCAGCGGGGCTGAGGGCCTCTCTAGCCTTCTTAGGTAGGTACCTCTCCCCAGTGGCCTTCTTGCCCTGTGTGGAGTTCTTACCAGACTTAGTACCCCACTTCTCTTTAGTCCACTTCTTGAGTGACTTCTGTGGAGCCTTCATTTGTAGCCACCGCCCTTAGCTTTGTACTGCTTAGCTACCATCTGAGCCTTACGTGCAGACCACTGACCAGGCTTACCACCCTTACTGCCAGCCTTTACTTTAGCTACAAGGTTCTTACGCATGGTAGGCTTAGTGTAGTTGCCTGCAGCGTTAACTGTGCTTTTCTTCTTCTTAGCAGCCATTAGACTGTTTCTCCTATCTTAACGCATCCACCAGAGATAAACATAGCAGTCTCAATGAAGAAAGCTGTGCCTGACTCTACTGCATCAGAGCAATCCTGCTCATTCATGTACAGGCTATTGGGCTGCGCTATGAGTTCACAGGAGTTAGCATCCAGGGTAGTACAGACTATTAGAGTAGCTAACCACACGCTACCACTTCACCTTATCCGCCCAGTAAGCCGCTGAGAGCTTACCCTTCTTGATATTCTTACCATGTCTAGCCTTGAAGCTAGCACGTTTCTTCTTCATAGCGTCAGACTCACCAGACTTAGGCTTACCTGCAGTCTTAGCACCCTGCTCACCGAAGCGGATAGTCTTAATGGTGTCACCCTCTTTAGCGACTACCACGTGAGACTTCTTAGGGTGGTTAGGAGTACGCTTAGGCTTGTTGAAGCCCGATACACCTGCACGCTCTAGTCTAGGGTCTTTAGCCATGTTACTTAGACCGCTTCTGGCCAGGCTTCATAGAAGCACCACACTCTACGTAACCGCCCTTAGCATAGCCCATCTTAGCCATACCACCTTTTTTGTAGCCCATCTTCTTAGCTACGGCTGGTGCTGCTTTCTTAAGGGCTTTCATACCCGCATTCATAGGCTTCTTGTTCATGTTACTTCTTCCCTGCTTTAGCGTTACGAGGGAAACTACGGTTAGCCCTCTTAGATGTTACACGAAGGTTCTTCTTCGTATTGTCTTTAGGATTACCATTCTTGTGGTCTACGTCCTTACCGTCACCCTTCTTAACCTTACCAGCCTTAGCCATAGCACTACGAGCAGAGTTACGTGAAGCACGCTTCTTCTTCTGCTCAGCTGTGCCTTGGTAGTTGGCATACTCTTTCTTGTAGTTACGGGGCATATTAGGAGTGTCTCTGTCTTAGCATCTCTTCAAGGTGCTTGATTGTAGTGTTAGCCTCAGCGAGTTGAGCCTTTAGTTCAGCCATCTGTATGAGTAACTGCTCTTTGTCAGCGGCAAGGCGATCTATCTTAGTAGACAACATCTCAACCTGTGCTGCTAGAGACGCATTGAAAGCGTGGATGTAGTCCTGCTCTTTACGTTCCTTCTCGTGCTTTAGCTTACGAGCTTGACTCAGGAAGCCCCACAAGCCAGCAGACCCTAACAGAGCCACGATAATAGATGCTAGGGAAGGGTATTCCATGGAGAGAGGCTCTCTTATTCTTCTTGAGGGGGGTAGTTTCGGAGTCTATCTTCTACCTCCCAGGAGCGTTCCCTTTCGGGTTCAAACACGTCCTTCTTACGGAGCATACCCTCTAAGTACATGGCCCTCTCAATGCGGTCTAAGCTGTACTTAACGCCAGTGTCCGCCTCTATAGCAGCACGGACATAAAATACGTCAGACTGAGGGATGTGAACCCTACTCATCTTATCAGGGTTGTTACTCAGTAGTACGAGATAGAAGTTTTCCAACACAGAGTCGGATGAGTATAGTTGTACTCGCTTAGCCATAGTTGTCAACACAGTATTTGTAAGGGGGAGGGAGTAGCAACACGGTGTCTTAACAGGGGCACAGAGAGGGGGAGTCTGCCGCAAATCAGGTGGGACTGATTAGGGTAGTTAGACTACCGTGTTGCTACTACAGTATCAAGCTAACTACACACGAGAGGGAGGAGAGAGGCATGTGTAGCAGCTTGTATACTCTACAAACACTGTAACATGACATATACGAGAGTGTAAAGTACTAAATGAGGGTAGAAGCTAGTGTAGTTAAACTACTGTAGTCTAACATTACCTAAGTCCAATGTCTTATTTGTAACACCCTTACCTTAGTTTAACTACTTTCTTAAGTTTAACTTTATCTTTGTGTTCAAACTCTTGTAGTTTAACTATAGGCTGCTACTGCTACGCAGTTATACCCATAAAGAGACCCTCCACAACCCCTAAAATGCATTGTTACACAAAAAGTGAACGATATAGTACGTAAGTGTGACACAAAAGACACAATATCTACAACCATTCCGTGCATTAGGAGGGTACCTACCGTAGGGTACCTAGTCAAGTGGTCCTTAGGGGGGCCTACTACGGGGTAGAGGGGTGCTTGCTACGGGTAGTTCAACTACTTTGCAACTTTACAAGTAGCAATACTAGCTTTGTAAATCTGTAAAGTTGTACTTCCTGGTATACAAAAAGCATCGGGACTCAAAAAACCCCTTCTGTGTAGTAGTACATATACGTATAACCTGGATACCCCCCATGGCCCACGCCCCCCGTGCCTACTATCATGCTCAAACCCCTTGTTTTTATGGCTCAAACGCTAAAACAGGCCAAGCCAAGCAAGGCAAGCGCTCAGAATAGCCATGATTTGAAGAGCTA